GCTCTTCCGATCTCGCCTCGCCGCGACCGCTTCAGGACTGACGACTTCAAGCCCAGTCATAAAGAAGACGATTGGAACCAGACCGGGCGCGTATGCAAAATCCGCCCCTACGGATATCAATGTGGTGGTGTACGACCCCAATACGGGAAAAGCCTACCCCAATCCATCCGCCGCACGCACCGCAGGTGTGATGAGATTTACTTTTAATATGCCGCCGGGAATGAAAATAGACTGGTCCTATTGGGATCGATTCAAACAGCCAGAGCCAGAACCAGTCAAGACAGATGACATCACCCCCAGCGATGTGACGTTGCCGTTCGAGCCAACTAAGGTCGATCCACTGAAGTATCCGGACGGCACAGGTGGCCCGGCGGCACCAGCACCAGACGATGACGGTCCAAAGGCAATTGATTACACCAATGCAGACCCAGCTTACTGGAAAGATATTGCGGCTAACCGTGCTGACGAGGTATGGATTCCAAACCTTGAAAAGACAGGTCAAGCCCAAACAGTGGGCGCAGTTGCCAAGCAGTTTATACGGGCGGTGGAGGGAAGTAACTATGCGTCCAATGACCCAGAAAAGACCCGCAAAGAGGTGGTAGTAGCGAGAAGGGACCGCATGGGTAAATTGCCGGGTAAGCCGGGTTATGACCCCAACACTTTTGAAAGCGACAGATAATGGCTTTTTCAGACAAATTCAAAGAACGGTATGCTTCCATATCAAAGCGAGGGACCGCCTCGCTAAAAGTGGCCCCTAAGAATCAGGCTGCTAAAGAGCCAACCCAAGGTAAAGCCGGTACTAGATACACAGGCAAATTCTCTCCCTCCGATTACCAATCGTGGGCTAGAAAGGGGAAAAGGGAAGTTGCCGGGAAAGGCTAAGTTAAGCCGGGATCAATTTATTGATCGCACCAAGGAGTACCTCCCCAAAGCAACGCTTGAGCAGGCTGGTATATTCTACAAAAACCTGCTCGAAAAGAATTACGATGAGGAACTGATAAGGGAACTGGCTAAATTTGATAGATGGTTTCTTCTGGTCGTAGTCCTCAACAGAAAGGATGCTGTCCATCCTTGGCTTTATGATCGTTGCAGAGAGGTTGAGAATTCCCCTGATGGGGTTCTCGATCTGTGGGCTAGGGGACATTACAAGTCCACTTTGATTACTTACGCAGGGACCATTCAGGAAATACTCCGCAACCCTAACATGACAATAGGGATTTTTTCCCACACCCGTCCTATTGCAAAGGGGTTCCTGAAGCAAATCAAACGCGAGTTTGAAATAAACGACTTTCTCAGAGAGTTGTTTCCGGATGTCTGTTACAAAAACCCACGGCAAGATTCCCCGCAGTGGAGTGAAGACTCTGGAATCATAGTCAAGCGTGATTCGAACCCCAAGGAAGCGACTGTAGAAGCGTGGGGGCTTGTGGACGGGCAACCAATTTCCCGCCACTATGATTTAAGAATTTATGATGACGTTGTCACAAGAGACTCCGTCAACACACCTGACCAGATCGCAAAGACGACAGAAGCATTGGATCTGTCGCAAAACCTTTCTGGCGGACAGAACAGGGAGTGGTACATCGGTACGCGATACCACTACGCGGATACCTACCGCGAACTGATGGAAAGGGGCACTGAGATTCGCATTTATCCTGCGACCGATTCAGGCACCCCTGATGGAAAGCCCGTTCTCCTCTCAGAAGCGGAATGGGATAAGAAAAAATCCTCGATGGGGCAGTATGTGCTGGCCTGTCAAATGTTACAGAACCCCATAGCGGGGTCCGAGCAAGTTTTTGATCCCGAATGGATTCGGCGTATAGAACTAAGACCGAGAATACTAAATATATACATATTGTGTGATCCGGCGCATTCTAAAAAACAGTCTTCGGATAGGACGGCTATAGCCGTTATTGGTGTTGACTACGCTTTTAACAAATATCTGCTGGATGGCCTTTGCCACCGAATGAATTTGAAAGAGCGATGGAACGCTTTGAGGAAGATAAGGGATAAATGGGTGCGCCAACCGGGTGTGCAAGTTGTAAAGGTCGGTTATGAGCGCTACGGGAAAGATTCGGATATAGAGCATTTTAAGGAAATGATGCGTATCGAGAACAATTATTTCCCCATCGAGGAATTAGCATGGCCAAGAGAAGGGCCGGGTTCTAAACGGGATCGAGTACAACGACTACAGCCTGACTTTGAGAACTGGCGCTTCTTCTTGGCCCCTTCTACAGATCAACTTACAAAGCGACAGAAAAAGGCGTTTGAAATTGGTGAAGCAACTCTTATTGCAAGACCATTAAAACAAAAAGACGAGAACGGCAGACTTTACGATGTAACGCAAAGGATGATCGACAATGAGTACCGCCTTTTTCCCGCTGTGCATGTTGACATGATGGATGCAATGTCCCGCATTTACGACATTCAAGCAGCCCCCCCACAGACAATATTTGGTGACGACCTTGAGCCGGAAGCAATGCCGTCTTATTGAGTTGGAGGACTTAAACATGAACAACAGCCCGGAGCATGTGGCGCTTATTTTTTTGTCCAACTATATGAACGTACCTAAAGATGAGTTGGCTGAACTGGACATTACGCATGCTCTAACAGATTTATTATGTCGGGTTGTCCAAGACACTGTTGATGCAATGCACTACAAGCAAGAAGAGAGGGTTATTCACTAAATGAAAGTTACGGAACGAAAATATTCTTGGAAAGAGATGGTTGATAAGCAAGCCGGTGTGGAGCAGCCTATCCTAGTCTACGACTTTAAGAAAAGAAAACTTTATGAAAACCCCAACAGGCCATATGGCCCTAAGAGGTGAGCATGGATCACATAGTTAAGTGGGTGAAGAAGAATTGGATTCTTAGCGGGATGGTGGCACTGATACTTGTTGTTGCACTCTACCAGCATCTTGCATGAAAGTTATTGTTGATACCCATAAACGGGGAATGCTCAAGGAAGCGACGATAACTTCGCTCGTAAAGAATGTTGCCGACACTCTATACAAGTATTACCCCGACCACCTTTGGGCAGTTGGCCCAAGCAATGATTACTCCATGATTGCGATATGGAATGAAAGCCTTTCCTCTAAGTACGGTATGTGGATCAGGGTTACTGACATTGACCCGGAATACAAAAATATTATGCGTTGGGCCGGTGAATTGCTTGAGCGAGCCAAAGTTACAAGAGGTAGGGCTAATGAAGACGAACTCCAATCTCTTAAAAGAGATGTCATGGATGAAGTAAAATTCGATGAATGAAGAAGCCCCCCTAAATAAAGATTCGGGAAGATCGCCTTGGTTGAAATTGGCTAGTGATGCTTACGGGTCATCTACGTCTTATTTGGATTCTAATTACAGGAAGCAGTGGGAGAGAAATATCTCTCTGTTCCAATCGGATCATCCTTCAGGTTCGAAGTACCACACACAACACTACACGCATCGGTCGAGATTGTTTCGCCCGAAAACAAAGTCTGCTGTACGAACCAATGAGGCCGCAGTAGCCTCCGCGTTTTTCGCCACTGAGGATGTTGTTTCTGTTTATCCTGTAAATGATGCCGACCCAAGTCAGAGGGCATCGGCGAACATCCTGAAACACCTTCTCCAGTATCGACTAACGAAGACAATACCGTGGTTCCAGACGCTGGTCGCCGCTTATCAGGAAGCATTAGTTTTCGGTACTGTGGTGTCCCATCAGAACTGGGAATACAAAGAAGAAAAGACGACGGTCAAGGAGCCTTTATTCGACGACAATGGGAACATTGTCCTGAATGAGGACGGCAGTGAGGCGCAATCTTCCCGTGACGAGAAAACGATTGTTAAGGACAAGCCGGATATACGCTTGGTCGCGGCTGAAAACTTTCGCATTGATCCTGCTGCAGATTGGAGCGACCCAGTTGGCTCTTCACCGTTTGTTATAGAAGTGATCCCGATGTACATCCACGACGTACTGGAGAGGATGACTGAAATCGATCCGAAGACTGAAGAGCCTAAATGGAAAAGCCTGAAGATCGGTGAACTTTTGGAGGCTTCAAAGAAGAGTGAGTTTGACTCGACACGTCAAACACGTCAGGGCAAAAGGCAAGACCCGTTGGCGGACAGGGTAAACGATATTTCTGAGTACACCACCGTCTTCATACATAAGAATATCATTCGAAAGAATGGAAAGGATTGGTTGTTTTATACGGCAGGCACATTGCATATGCTAACTGATCCAAAGCCATTGCAGGAGGTATACCCGCATCTGAGGAACGGGGAGCGTCCTTATGTAATGGGTACTTCGAACATAGAGGCGCATAAGTGCTACCCGACTTCTTTGGTCGAGATGACACAGGACTTGCAGACAGCCGCTAACGATATCGCAAACCAGCGGTCTGACAATGTCCAGTTGGTTCTTAACAAGCGCTACCACATTCGCAGAAGTTCGAACATCGACATCAACGCACTGAAGAGAAGCGTCCCCGGTGGCTCGGTGATGATGGATGACCCAATGACCGATGTGCATATCGTCAACACGCCGGACGTTACTGCAAGTTCCTACGAAGAGCAGGACCGGTTGAACGTTGATTTTGATGACATTGCTGGCAACTTCTCTCAGGGAACCGTCCAAACCAACCGCATGATGAATGAAACGGTTGGCGGCATGGAGATGTTGTCTGGGCAGGCTAATGCCCAGATGGAGTACATGGTTAGGGTGTTTGCAGAGACTTGGATAGAGCCTGTATTGATGCAGTTGGTCAGGTTGGAACAGTACTACGAAACGGACGATACTATTTTAACTGTTGCGACCAATAAGGCAGAACAGGATTCAAACCAGCAGGGCGGATCGTTCCAGAGGTTCGGCGCGGAGGAGATGGATGAATTGCTTCGCCATGAAATGACGGTAGGCGTCAACGTTGGTATCGGGGCTACCGACCCAATCAGGAAAATAGAAAGATTGCTTCTCGGCATCAGGACGATGGGCGAGATCAATCCGGATATAGTCAGTTTGATAAATCAGGAAGAAGTCACTAAGGAGGTATTCGGCGCTCTTGGATACAAGGACTCCAAACGATTCATAGAGATACAACCGCAAGCCAAGCTGGAAGAGATGGCCGCTCAACTGGAAGAGTTGGGCAGTGCAGTACAGCAACTTATGGAGCAAGGTTCCAATAAGGAACTCGATGTTCAGGGCAAGATTGTTTCCGCCCAGATCAAGGGTCAGTCTGATGTTGCCGCCGCCGAAGCGAAGGCGCTTGGCGAGATGAGAACCGCCCAGATGCAGGTTGCCGCAATGAATGAGCGCGATGCGGTTAAGGCTCAACTGCATATGATTGATTCCAGAATAAAGGCTGAGAAGAATGATATCGCTAGAGGTGAACTGCTACTTCAGAAAGAAGCGCTAGTCCACAAGATGCTGATGGATCAGCCTGATATCGGAATTGATCCAGAAGGAAAGAAGATGAGTGAAGTTTTAATGAATGATGAATACGGAAGCGTGCAGGGGGCAGAAGGATGAATCATCTGAAAGATGAAGGTATTGGTTATTTCTGTCATTGGGCTATGTCTATGAAATATAGCGGAAAGTTCTTTACCCTGTGGATAACTTCTTGTATTCATGCCTTTCTCCCGAACTTCTTCGAGAGAAACGCTACAAAAGCAATTATTGCAATGCACGGAGAAATACCTCCGGTTGATGACAGCCTTTATAACAATTAGACAAGAGTGGAAGAAAAAGAATTATTGATTGCGGAGGCCAGACTTGGTCTCCAGACACGGGAATTCCTGAAGTCAGAAGTGGGCCGGTATTTAATTGGAAGGGCCAATAAAGCCAAGGAAGAATCTTTTGAGGCTTGGTCGGTTGTTGATCCAAATGATGCCGAAACAATTCGCGAACTTCAGTTCCGGGCTAGGTTGCCCTCTTTGGTCATTACATGGTTGGAAGAGGCGATTAACCAAGCGAAACACGCAGAGAGTTCTCTGCAAGAAATAGTAGGTAATTAATTATGGCCGAAGACGCTATCCAAGGGGACGTATCCGAAACCAAAGAAGTCGTTCTTACCACTCATCAATCTGAATTGGAAAGAATTGCCGCCAAGGTGGAGTCGGACGAAGAACACCTTATGGGGGACGAAGAAGTAGTAGTAGAGGAAGAGTTCGATATTGAAACCCAATCTCCGCTTCAACGCAAGGGTGCCGAGTGGTACGCCACCGCTAAAGTTGATGGTGAAAAGGTTGATGTATCTTACGATGATCTGTTGGCTCAGTATCAAAAAAATTCCTCTGCCGACAAACGCCTTCAGGATGCCGCTGACCGACAACGAGAGTTGCAGGATTACGAGCGGAAACTGAATGCTTACCGGGACTCATTAGAGACCCAAGCAAGCCAGCCATCTCCGGACGCTGGTGAAAGTGTATCGCCATCCGCTACGGACGCGACTACGGATGCCCTTTATGGGCAGTACCACGATGCCCTCTTTCAGGGCGATGAAGTCAGGGCAAATGAATTGCTTAGACAGATTCGCGCCGCAGATCGACCTACGGAGCAATCGATTGACGTCAAGTCAATTATCGAGCGCACCAAGGCTGAAATGCGTGAAGAGGAGAAAGCGGCCCGCGAAAGGGGCTATGAGGAGCGACGACAAGAGGCCGTCAAGTTGTTTCACGACGAGTACCCCGAAGTCGTTGGAGATCCTTCATTGCTTGCTGTTGCAGACCGCCGTTCTGCCGAACTTTATCAAGAAGACCCTACCCGTGATCCTTGGGACATTATGAAGGAATGCGGCGACTACGCCAAAGACTGGTTGTTCAAATATGTCGAGGAACTGGGCGGGAAATCTGGAGAAAGTAGACAAAAGAGAAAGCAGAACATGGATGACGTTGCTCCTGTAAATGCTCGCGCTCATATAGGCGAGGATGAAAGTGAGCCAAGTTATTCCGACATCATAAGTGAGATGAAGCAGGAACGAGGTCAGTTCGCTTAGTCTCTAATTTTCATTTTCTGATTAAAGGAAACAATACTCATGG